TCAGGCCGGGGTCGATGTTGACGAATGCACCGTGGGTGTATACCAGCGCGGCAATGACAACGACTGCCAGCAGACCGTAAACAACCACCCATGAAAAGCCATCAGACAGGACGTTCCGAATCATGCCCTCTTTCAGAAGCATAAACAGGAACACAAGGCAGGTGCCGTAGACAATCAATGTGCCTCCGGTGGTGCCGATCGGCGTGTCGCCGAAGATCTCATAGATGCCGGACATCTGCGTCCATGTCTGGAACACGGTCAAAAAGCCGATGAAGTAGAACATCACCTTGCTCTGCATGATGCGCCGGACGGTCGGGATGTACTCCGCAAACAGACCGAAGAAGATACAGGCCAGCGAGTTGAAAACCGCCCAGATGATAGCCGCAGCAGCGCCGTTGTTGATGGCCAGCGTGCGGAAGTTCATCAGGGAGCCGACTCCTGCCCATGATGCAACGATGGAACAGGCGTAGAAAATGGTGGGGTTTGCCTTGAATTTTGCCTTGATTTTCTGATACATGGAAAATCTCCTTCTTTGTGACTGGGCACGGCGAAATGCCCAGCTGCAGCACCTCGGCTTTTCGGGGTGCTACGGTGATGCCGCACGCAAAGGAGCAACGTGCGGCCCGGAATCCTCCTTTCAGGCAATAAAATAGCGGCACCCACCGGGAATGGTGAGCACCGCTTGGCTTGATTTGAATTTTGCATCCTAATCATATCACTCGGAGCGTCCGTTGTCATCTGAATCCATCGGTAAGCTTCGGCATCCATCCGAAACCATCCGACAACGTCCGACAGCGAGTGAAACCATCCCCTTGATTCTCAACGATTTCCACTTTGAATTCAACTTTTCAGGGGGGTAAAAGTTAAATTCATTTCAATTTTGAGCTGATTTTGTGTGGATTTCTGATTTGAATTTCAGTTTTGGGGCAAAAATAAAAAGCCCCGCAAATGCAGGGCTTATCGGTCAGTTTTTGTTGAGGTAGTTGTATGCCATCCGGCTGACCCCATCTTCGGTATATCCTTTTCCCAGAACTCCGGCAACTTCGGCCCATGAGTAGCAGCGGATAAACCGCAGTCTGAAAACCAGATACATCCGGGCATCCACAATGCTCTTGCAGTAGGCCTCGACTTTGGGCTTTTCCTGTGCTGCCAGTTCTTCCAGCCAGCGGATACGCTCGTCCATGTCGGCCAACTCTACAGCCAGATCTCCGACTTTATCCCGGACACCCGGCGTGTGGGGCATCCCGGTCAGTTGTGGGGAGGCGGGAGTGATTCTTTGTCGCAGTCGCTCCAAGGCTTCACGGTCTTTTTCGAGGGTCATCTGAATGTCATAGTACTTGGACAATTCCTGTAATGTCACAACCTACCTCCGTCATAATTCAGCTACCGTCTTGCGGCGGCGCCTCTATTATTTTATCACATTTTGCTGTCGGAAGGTAGACCGGAAGTCCACAAATTATGTGGTCTGCACCAATTTTGCACAGGCCCGGCACTTCGTAGGTCTGGCCGTGGGCATCGGTGCGCTGGATAGGCGGGTCGAGGGGGATGTAGTTCTCACAAGACAGGCAGCTCATTCTTCCACCCTCTCGATTTTCGGGTACGGTTCCCGGCCCAGAGGGACAGGCCCATGAGAGCGATATGTGGTGCCGGGTGCCTCTTTTTTATCCTCTGGTGCATCAAGCCACTGCTGGTGCTCGATGGCGTGGACGAGGTCAATGCACGTTCCCCATGCTTCATGCTGCCGCTCCCGATTGCCGAACGGAGGAAACGCCATCTGGTAGCCCAGATTGAATATTTTCTCAACGCTCCGGCTGCGCTCATTGTACACGCCGAACTTGTACTGGTCCTCATACAGCTTGTTGCGGTCTTTTCCCTCATAAACGAGGTCTTCGGAAAGGGCTTCAAACTGGCCCATGCGGATCCGCATATATTCCTCCACGGCCAGTCCGATGACGCGCAGCTGCTCTTCCGAAACCTCAATGCGGTATTTCATCTTTTGCCTCCTTCTTCTTGGAAAGGTAGTCGTACAGCCGGAACATCACATCGTCGGCAGTCAGGTAGCCCTCAACGCCTTTAGCGTTCACGATGTCGCCCATCAGCTGCAACAGGCCCTTTTTATATCCATGGGAGAAGATGCCACAGATCACGAACCAGTTGCCGCCGAAGTTGTCATCATGCACCCAGATCTGCCAGCCCCAGTCTGTATCAGGAAAGTCCTTGTCCATCTGGGGAAAGCGGCGTTCATAGGTGTGGTTCACACCCTGTTCAGTCAACTTTGCGTGTAATTTTTCAATTTCCGTCATGCTGATTCTCCTGCTCAATGCGGTCACGGGTGCGCTGCACCTTGTAGGATTTTATTTCCCGGATTTCCTCGATTGAAATGCCAAACCGTTCAACCAGCCAATCCAGATAGGAGGTCAGGGCTCCGATGGCGAGTTCGAGGGAGTGCTTTGCGGCATTGCGCTTGCTCGTGGATGCCTCCAAATCTGCACGGCGCAACTTGTTGATGCTCTTGACCGGAGCAGCCAAGAACCAAAAGCACATCCTGGCATCGTGGTCTTCATGTGCATTGGCATATCTCTTGATGACATCCTTGTCCAGCGTCAGCAGATATTCCATCTGCTCACCCATGATTTCGACATCAGCGATTTCTTCAGCAATGTGTGCGGGGTTTTCCTCGGCAATGGCCTGAATGAGTTCGGCCAGTTCTTCGGTGAATTGGTTCATCTGGAGCTGCAAACCGTAGTGTTCGGCACTTTTCAGATTCAGTTCAGAGATTTCCTTGTCAGACATTATCGCTTTCCTCCTTTATCTGTCGGAATGTCACTTCCTCGTTTTTCTCCCAGTCGTAAATCAGGCAGCGAATGTCAGTGCCAGGCACGGTATCTTTCAGCCCGTCCATCTGCCAGATATTCCATGAGATCCTTGTTGCGATGATAATAGCCCAGCTTGCTGCAACAGGAGCTTTAATCATCTCTGCCCAGTTCTCAATAAACGTCAGAAACAGATTTACCCGCGCCAGAAGAAGATTATCACCCTGATACTCATAACCATAGATGGACTGATACGCACAGGCCATAAACGCTTTCTGCACAATCGGGTCTTTCTCGTTTTCCCGGATAGCTTTCAGCTTCCTGTCCAGAACGCCTACACGGTCGGGAATTGCAACAGGCTCTCCTGTGGTGGGGTCATATCTGCTGGTGAGGAACGGAGCCTCGCCGCAGGTGATTTCCAAGCACCGCTCATGCACGAATTGTTTCAGGTCGCCCTGATTCAGTGCCTGTTCGGCATGGTCGGCCATCTTTTTGACTACCCACAGCGGGGTGAAAACCTCGGCCTTGCCTTTTGTGCGCTTTTTCTGCTCGGACAGCCGCTTCTGGACGCGGGGCATCAGCCGAATTCTGTCAAGCTGCTCCATCGTAATTTCGCCCATTGGTCCGCAGTCCACGTTGGGTGGCGGGTCTGTTGCCCAGATGATATTCTTCCCGGTGGTCTGATCTTTCAGGAGAATCGGCAGCACCAGCCGGAGAATCGGGTCAGAAAAGTCAATCAGATTTTCCATTGGTCAGCCCTCACAAGAATCGTATTTTCTTCTTTCAGCCAGTCCTTGACACAGTGGAAACAGTGCTCGCGGGTCTGGCAACGCTGCGGATCACGATGCTGAATAAGGTCACAGATGCCCGGTGTCAGGTTCTCCGTGATGTCTTCGTCCGTCATGGAGCGGATAAAATCACCGTTCGTCATACTCGCCCTCCTCACAGGCTTTTCGGCAAGCCTCGCATTTCTTGTACGGCTGTTCAAGCCAACAGTCGAACAGCAAGCATTTGGGCTTTCTGTATTCCGGCGGAGCCTTTCGTCCGTGGGTTTGAGTGCGAAGCGCATGGTACTTGCACACATCTTTTCCGCAATAATCCCCGCCGAATGTGCATTTCCCGCGTTCCGGCGAAACCTCGTGCTCAACTGTGATGATTCTCATTTCGCTACCTCCGGCGGCTCCAGCAGCGGAGCCCAGAACTTCACAGCACCATAGGGCGTATCTGCCGCTGGGCGGCCATCCTCGATGTACCACTTGCCGTTTTCAATCCAGCCCTTCATGGTGTTCCGGCTCTCGCAGCAGACCCATACAAGTTCGCTCATGATGCAGCAGTGCTTTTCTCCCGCGTTCTCCCAGCTTTCATCGTGGACAGGCGGCGGGGTTTTGGCATCGTGCCACGATACACGACGGATAAAATCAACGACCATCTGGCTCGCTTCCCGGAGGGTCTTTGCAGCGGCTTCCTTACCCTTGAAGCCATTGTAATACTCAACCTCGGCCAACGCGTCCAAATCCGTTGCCGGGTCAATGAGTCGGCAGGCTTCTTCTAGGGTCATTCGATGTACCTCCGCTTGTCCTTGTCCCAGTGCAGCGTGATGGGGTTGCCGCACTTGCAGGGAATGGTGATCTCCGGCTCCATGGTGTTGGTCTTGCCTTTGGCCACCAGCCCGCAGCAGCCGCAGGCGAACTCATAGGGGGCAAGCCCCCTCTCAAGCGAGATCGTAGCCCCGCAGCAGCGGCAGCCTATGGACATCTGCGGAACGTGGAGATATGTACCGAACTCCTTGCCGCAGCAGGGGCAGGTCAGGCGCAGAAGCCCACGTGCGCCGGGCTCCGGCGGGCGATTACTCTTTCTCATGGTCGGCTCCTTTCTCGGTCTGAAACCGAATCACTTCCCGGAACAGCAGCTCATTGTTGTGCTCCGATTCAGTCATAAAGTTGATGTACTCCCGGAACAACTGGCGGTCATGCTGCTGCCGGCTGGTTTCGCCCAGCAGGGCACCGATAGCCACGCCCACGGCCAGCACCGCAATGTTGATGAAGATCTGATCAGGCATTGTCATCACCCAGCACTTTCTCGATGAGGTCAAAGACCATTTCCCGGTCTTCGGTGGTCAGGAAGTCAGCCGCCATGATTTCAAACTTGAGGCGGTCAGCGTATTCTTTCAAATCACCCATGGTTTACTCCTCTCCCAGATGGGCAAGGATCTCGTTGCCTTTGTCCATCAGTTCATCCCGCCGTTTTTTCTGCTCAGCCTCCAGCTTTTTCATTTCCGCCTGATACTTTTTCAGGGTTCCCGGCCGGAAATTCTTGCTCTGGCCCATGCGGATTTTTGCGGCAATTTTCTTGTGCTGCTGAACGGTCTGGCGCAGTTCGGTGTCCGTGGTCAGAATCTGGTAGCGATGGTGGCAGCCGGGGCAGGTGAAATACTGCACCATGTAATCGCCGCTCCATGTACTGCGGATGCCGGCTGTCTGGATGCTGAACGGTGTGCCGCAGCGGTCACACTTTACAAGGTCGGTCATTCGCCATACTCCTTTCTGCACAGCTGGAACGCATTGCAGTGGTCATCGCAAGTTTTGCAGCACTTGTCGCATTCAGGGTGAGCAGCTTTGCACTTATCGCAGGGCGTGTCAGCCTGGCTGCCGGAACCATACACCGCAAAAAGCTGGTGGGTGCCGTCTTGCAAAGCCTTTTCATCATCGGCCATTTCGTAACCGAGTGCAGCGAGCAGTTCATAGGTGCTGTCAAGGTCATCATTTTTGCGGTGAACGAACTTGCTCGCGCCTGTCGGCCCGTTCCATTCCGTGCTCCAATAACCCTCACGACTGCTGTCCGTTGCATCAAAAGCAACCGCCAGTAGAATCTTCTCCGGCTCGGTATCGTAAGCGTTGAACATTTTCAGGGCATCTTCCAATTCCGTGTCTTCCCGAATCTGCTCATCCAGACCGATGCCGAGCAGCCGCAACACGTTTTCGTCATCCTCCATGTGCCGATATTCGGTCAGAATCGGGGTGGAGTAAGCCAAGATTTCCGGCAGGTGCTTTTTGCACTCTGCGGGAGTCAAGTCCTTCACGAAGTCCCAGCGCAGCTCGTACATGAGCTTCGTAACAGCGGCAAACTGTTCTCTCGCAAGCTGCTCGGTGGCTCTTGCGGCCTCCCTCGCCGAGTTGCTGGCATCCTCGGCTTCCGTATCGCGAGGTTTGTACAGGTCAATCTGATTTTCACTGACCTTATAGACATAAGCGATCTTGTCGGCATCTTCCGGCATGACGACTTCCTTTTTTGTGCCCCACTTTCCGTACGCATTTACATGCTCATGCGTCTGGTAGGAGGCCTGCGAATCTTCCGTAGCGAATTTTTTCAGCTGCTCAACCCATTCGGCCTTTTGGTGCTGCCATTTTTGCTGCTCCAGCGCATCCTGCATGGCCCGGTTGAAGTTCTGCGTACCGAGGGTTTCCAATACCCGGTTTCGGGCTTCCAAGTCCTCGATTTTGTCCAGCTGGGCGAAATCGGACAGGGTGGCACCGCGCTTTTCGGCTTTCTTGAAGCTGTCGCGGTTCAGTTCCAGCAGCTTGATGCGCCGCCGGATAGTGGACTGGGAGAACCCCGACTTGTCGGAGATCTGCTCCACTGTCTGCCCGAAGTCCATCATCATCTGGAAGCCCTGCGCCTGTTCGTAGACGGTGAGGTCTGACCGCTGCATATTCTCAATCATCATGGTCTGCATCTGCTCCCGCTCGTCCATCTCCACGATGGCGCAGGGCAGTTCGTACAGTCCTGCCTGCTGCGCTGCTGCTGCCCGGCGGTGGCCGATGATGATGGTGTAGTCCTCACTGGACCACACAGCCTTGGGTGTCCATGCTGCCGCTGCTGCGGCTGCATCCCCACCCTCGTCAACGCACTTTGCGATGTACTCCCGGCTGTTGAGGTAGTGGCCGGGAATGACGGTCAGGTTCTGGTATACGCCGTTTTCCTTGATGCTGGCGGCAAGCTCGGACAGGTCGCCCAGTTCCTTGCGGGGGTTATCGGGGTGAGGGTACAGCTGCCGGATGGGGATGTAAGTAATGTCTGCCATAGGGATACTCCTTTCTTATTTCGGGTTAGAAAAACGTGAGCTGCCCGGTTTT